GCTCCCTTACCGGTCTTCACACGCAATCCGTTCAACACCAGGCACGCATGGGACAGCCGCCCGTTCTCCAGCGAGTCGTGCTTGGATAGGGCCAAGACCGCAGCCTCACGCTGGCCCTCGGAGACACGCGAACCGTCTGGGTTGACGATGCTTTTGACAACAAGACGCAATCCCGCAAAATGCTTCTTCACGGGATCGTCGTTCTCATCGAACCATTCAAGGATGTCAGCTGAGGAGACCGATCCGATCTTGACGATCCCACGTGGCGTCTCGACTTCGTCAAACCGCGTGTCCGGCGCTTCCATGTACTGGTCGAATGACAACTGCTTTGTTTCTGCGCTCATGATGTTTGCCCTTTCTGAAAGTGACTACCAGAGCCGAACACCGATTCGGCCCACCACATTGAAGTGACACTGCGATTGACCGCGTACGTCGAGGCCGCCATCGAACGGCTCCTGCAACGGCGTGATCTCCAAATACCAGCCCGAGTTAATCCACTGATTCCGCACGACGACAACTGCATCATACGCGAGCCGCGCGAGCCGCTCGGCGGTCGGATAGTCCGCGGCACGTGCCGTGAACTGCGCGCCGGGCCGCACGATGGCCGGGCGGATGGTCGCGTTATGCGTGCGGTCCGCTCCCGAACCTCCCGTTGCTACAATCATCAACGTGCCAGCCAGAAGTATGGGCGGTGCGGCCTTCGTGGATGTGAAGATGTTCGCGCCAAAGGTGCCCACTCCATCGGCTTCGAGTACCGTAATGAGATCGTCTAGCCAGCTCATAATTTCTTCCAACGCGTGAACTCGATACGCTTGGCAACTCGCACACCCATGTACTTCCGGCTCTCTAGGATCGTGGACTCAATGAACTTCGGGCCGGTGCCCGGCGTGTTCCACTCCACCTCGGTCGGCGGCAGCCATGAAGGTGGCGAGTGCTCCGAAAGATGCTCATGGACGGCAATCGCATAAGGTGCCGCCGGTCCGCCGCACGCGATGAGGGTATAGACTCGGTTGCCCTCCCACTGCGGTTTGACGGTATGAATTGAGGCGCGCAAGTGTCCGCCAATCGGAGGAGGACCCGCAGGACAACGTCTCTGGCATTCTTTCGTCTCGATTTCCGTCTCTTGAAAGAGCGCAGACTCAACCTCAATCGGCAGTGACTTCTTCAGCCGGTCGAGTTTGTCCCGCATCTCCTTCACCATCCGCCACTGTATCCCGCGGAAGTTCGCCATAACACTTATCCAATTCCTCGGCAAACGCGAGGCCGATGTTCTCCCACCGGAATTGATCTTGCCGCACCAGTTCCAACCCTCGCTGACGATAGCGAGACCAAAACTGCCCGTGGTGCGACGTATAGAACGCATCCAACGCTACCATGACTGCCGTCTTGTCAGCGATGCCACCAATGGAATTGATCCGACCCGGCGTGGCAATGGTCGTGGGGCACGGCACCTTGATGACCGCGTTGCCCGGCCATTCGCCTAGCGCCGACCAGTCGGGCACGATCTGCGGAATACCGCAAGCCATCCCCTCCATCGTGCATAGTCCCCATCCTTCGCCTTGTGTTGTCGTCAGTTGCACGTCGAATGTCTGGTAGGTCAGCGCCAGATCCTTTTCATCCAACCCCTTCCAGACTTCCGGCTCTGAGAAGATCAATCGACCGCGAAGATCGTGGTAACACGCGAGCTGCTCGCAATCATATCCATGATCACCAGTTGGCGCCACGTGCAGGAACAGAAAGACGTCACTCAACCCACGCGTCTTCACCCATTCGCCTACGTACGCAATCGCCAGATCCAAGCGCTTCCTCGGTTGATTGCGATTGACGTTGCCAATGATGAACGCATCGTCGGGCACACCGGGCAGCCCAACAACGCGACGCGCGGCAACACGATTGGCCGGCTTGTAAGTGTCTAGGTCAACACCAAGACCGACGACACCGCTTGGAATCGTCATCCCGCCCTGCAACGCCTCCTGCTGCGCGAACGTCGTCCAGAAGATCGCCCGCGTCAACCCGTTCAATGCCCATCCGCGGCAGTTCTTTCCATCGACCGCAATCGTCCCTACAATCTTCCCCTTGTAGCATTCCTTCAGCGCACTCACATACGCCGGGATGTTCCACGGGTCGTTCTGAATAACAATCATCTCGGGCTTCACTTTGGCAACCATCTCAGGGAGCCGTCCGACCCCAAAGAAGTCACCACCCAGATGCGCGGGATAGACTAGATAGGGATGATCGTGCGGGTCCCCTCGATAGTTCAATCCGAGAACCGTCACATCCCACATCTGCCGAAGCACGTCCAGCGTACGATGTGTGCACCGCGCGAAACCGGTATCGCATCCTGCGTCGCCCACCCATAGAAGCTTTCTCACAGAATCCTCTCCCAGAAACCACGAATGATCGTAGCCCAGTTGAACCGCTCAAGGATGATAGCGCGTTCCGATTCGGATATCGGCTTGGGGCTATAGCGCAGCACCTCCGCCAGCACGTCCACCAACGCGTCCCCACTACGCTCCTGAACGAACGTCGCGTAGTTATCGTACCACTGCGTCATGTCGGGACGGTCAAACACAATGGGTCGCGCACCGCATGCGAGTCCCTCGATGACGGGCATCTCGAATCCTTCGACGTGGCGCAGGCCACTGACCCATTTCGTTTGGCAGTAGACGTGAGCTAATTGCGTGTCTGTCAGGCCGTTGAGGGAACGCCAATTCCTCGGTTTACGTACCATGCCCTGAACGTTGTCCGGACCGAGGTGTACCATTGATAGGCCCGCTCGATCACTCGCCAACGCCATCTCTTCAATAGCCTCGCCACACGGGTCAGACACATAGCCCGACGTCAACACCCCGATGTCACGGGGTGTCTTCACGTACGTATTGACGAACGCCGGATCAATCCCAAGCGGTGCATAGTAGAACGGTGACGCACAGTACTTCGCCAGGTCAAGGTAACTCCAAACCAACTCGGCCCGCGTCCATAACGGTGCATATGCAGCCGATGGGATACGCTGGTTCGTCCCATCCGGTTCAGATGCGGCACCAAGGCAGTACTGGATCAATGCACACCTCGGCGCTTTGATCTCGTCAATGGCATTCGGTCCGATAACATGCACCACCTGCAGATCCGCTTGCGCCGGGTCTTGGACAAACTCCAACTCACGTGGCGCCCACACTCGCAGCGCCCGCGCCACGCGATACATCGCCTGACTCAAGTTCGCCGGAATTGGTGCTACACAGACACGCACGGTCCCTCCGTCACGAGTGCGCCCAAACCACCCCACTCGCCGTGAATGGTAAACTCGCGCTTGTCACCCTTCAACGCACGCCAGAACGTATAGACGCCCACGTTGAGCGACTTGATGAGCGGCGATTCGTTGATGTCATGGAACAACACCACGCCGCCTGGCCGCACAAGCGGTGTATACAACTCATAGTCGCGCGACACGCCCGCAAGGGAATGGTCACCGTCGATGAATAGCAGGTCAAGCAACTCACCTTTGAGCAACTCGGTAACCATGAAGGCCGTCTCAATCCTATGCGAGTTTGCGATCAACCCGCGAAAATGCGGATATGCAGCGAACAGTTTGTCGTTACGCGTCTCGCCGTAATCCTTCGACAGCTCTTGCGTGCCGTAGGGACCGGCCGTCAGGTCTACCGAAATGACGAGGTCCGACGCAAGCTCGCACCACAGGACCGACGTCCCACCGTAGTCCGTGCCGATCTCCAGCACGCGGTGCAATGGGCCGCGCGACAATAGCCACTCCGCACACGGCAGAATTTCGTCGCCGAACTGCGCCATGGGAAACCCGACATCCACTACGCGTTGCATCGCTCTAACAACTGGCACACGTTCTCCACGTATCGACCGTCATGGGCCGTTCTTCTGGAATGTAAAACTCTCGCATGCCGGCACCGGGTTGAATCTGATTATACGCCTTGACCAGCACCTCACGCATCTCGCGTGACTGCAGCAGGAACTTGTGATGCTCAATTGCAACAGGGGCAACTCGCCCCATCCCGAACGGACTCTGGGGATGAATGGAACGAATGCCGCCTGCCTTCGCGCGCACGCTCAACCGAGTCTGGTGGTCGGGCCAGAACGGAGCGTTAACCAAGCGATGCTTTTCGTCGGTCCATAACCACGCGCGGGAGAAACACCAATGGTCCGAGGGGGTATACAACCTCGCGATGAGCCATTCCATCATATCACTTGAGCAGCGTTCGTCGTCGTCCAACCGTAGGATATACGCACCGTGACACTCAGCCAGCACTTGTTCCAACACCGCCTCAGGATAACCAGGCGTGTGTACCGGCACGATATGCGCTGCAATATTGCTTTCCGTCATCGACTCTGTCGCGTCCGTGCCATCCGTTCCAACAACAAACTCGCCGCCGCAACACTCGGCTAGCGCTTCCATGTCGACCAGGAAGGGCCACACATGCGGCAGAGCACGAGTGATGCAGAGGATGGTCAACATCTAGGCTCCAATCCGAACGGTATTGACGAACGGTCGATGCAATCCAGCGTCCTCAAACCCACCTCCCACGATTGTCGGTCCCGTGACCCCGTCGATCAACGTGAAGCGATCACGTGGATCGACCGGATTGAGACGCGGCTGATTCGGCCGTGGTGCTGTGTACGGAATGGGATCTAGGAAGTCCAACGTGGCGACTATCGCGAGCAGGACCCCTGACGATACCTCGTGTGGCTTCTGCGTGCGATCAACAAGTGCCATCAGCACCACTGGTGTATCGAAGTCGTCCACGCCCGCGCCTGTCTGCCCTAGCCACGCCTCATAGGTCACATTCTCCTGCAACCCACCAGACTTGGTTATGGCATTGACGAGTGCCACACCGCCACGAAAGAGATCCACAAGTGCCATGAGGTTTCTCCTTGCCCCGGATGAGCGGGGCCGGCAACGCGTCAGCGTCAAGGCCGCTTGGTAAGGTTAGGTGAAGGGCGTCACCCACATCCTGCGCGGCACGCCGGCCCCACAACTCAATCTCGTTACGGCCGGAAGATCTGCCCACCCGACGGTCGGATGCTCACGCTCGCCGACTGTTCCCCGTCAACCGGAGCCTTGGGCGCAATGTTCGTCACGAAACCTGAGAACAACCAGTTGGCGCCATCGGGAAAGTCGATGTCGTACTGGTCCTTCGTGCCGTCAGCCCAGGCCTTCAGCAACCCGGTGTTGGCGTCGTGCGTTGGGTCGCCCGACGGCAGGAAGTTCATCGCGAACTGCATCTCACCCTTGCGCCGGATGCCGACGATGTAACTGTCATCGTCGGAATTGTGCGTGGTGGTCTCGATGGGCTTCCGCGACAAGGGCGGAGGCGTGATGTCGCGGAGTTCAGCAATTGGTGTGCCGTTCCGCTTGATGATGGTGCCGTGGGCAGAAATCGCGTTGCTCTCCACCCCAGTGTTCACTACAGGCATGATATACTCCTTTAGTTCTCTAACAGAATCGTGTCACCGGTCTCCAGCAACACGCAACCGCCGCTCCATCAAGATCGCTCGTTACCCAAACATAATACCTCCACTCACCCGCACGGTAACTTGCGCCATCAGTACACCTTCGACTGGCGCATGCGGACTCACGTCTAGCACATGACCAAGAAACGACCATATTGCGCCATCCGCGAACGTGAAAACATATCCGTCTAACGAATGTTCGAGCCACGCAGTTAGGAACCTCTCGACGTTGGCCGTGGTGACGGCTATATCAAATTGTAAATTTCCGCATCGCGGAAGTCCTGGCACGTAGGCATCATCCTGTGCGGCATGCCGCGTATCCTCAACCGCCTTACGCATCAACGCGGGAGGCGTCACGTCGCCAAGGTCTGGCACCGGCATGCCATTATGCGTGAGCGAGCAGCCGTGTGCACTGATGGCCATGCTATACAACGTCAAATTCAGCGCGGTAAGCCGGCTCTATGTATTCGTTGATGAACCACGAGGGCGGCATCAGGTTCCACACAGCATCTGGAATGACCTGCGCGAATACACCACTGTCCTTGAATGACAGTGACACGGGACCCGCCCTAAGCGACGCGATGCCCTGAACGATAACGTCATTATCCAACGTCCGGTCGCCCTTGAGCAATTGCCCCGCGAGTTCTGACTGCGCCTCTTTCAGCGCATCCGGAATGACCGCCGAATCGAGCGCGTTACCGTTCTGGTCTTGCATACCCGTGCGTGGCCACGCGAGTTTCTGCGTTACGGTTGCCGGCAAACCAGACCACGTGCGCCGCACGCGGTAGTAAGCCTCGTGACCGGCATTCGCCGGAACGAACAGACGTTGTGGACGAAACGCGGCATCGAGCACGCGGCACGCCATGATCAGCGCCGCTTCGGGCACCTCCGCATCTTCCCACGGCGGAGCTAGGGGCAGACGTTCGTTGAAGTATGTATCAGCCTCTGCCTTGGTGCAGTATGAGTTCGCTGTCGCACTGCCGGACGTTGCGGTGATTGTCGGTGTCGTCATCTTGCTACTCCATTAGACCGGTGGCACACGCGCCGTGGGACTGATCACAAACGGGCCGATGGCGATCACCTGCTCGTAACCCTCGTCAGTCCGCCACACATCAAAGAAGTACGAGCCCGGCGTCAAGTCCGACTGCTCTTCCGTTAGCGGGACAGTGAACGTGCCCGCCGCGCCACTGACTATCGTGGCAGCTTGCGTGATGAGCTTCGACAGTGAGTTAGCCTTGCGCGCGACCGTGAACATCAAAGTCCACCCGGCGATATTGACAACGGGAGACATGGTAAAGCTGAGCACGACCTGCTCCCCTCGATACACGGTGATCGTTTGAGTGACAGCCATGATGTCTATGCTCCTGACGCAGTAAGCGCGAACGCTCTCGTGGACGCGGTAAGCGTATGTGCCCGAGTGGACGCGGTGAGCGTATGTGCCCGAGTGGACGCGGTGAGCGTGAGCGTCCGAACGTGCCCGAGTCCTTCATAACCAACACCGTGCAGAGCGAGGGTTAGGTCTACAATTCCGTGCCCGGAGTTCGCCACGTCACCTTCGCCCGCGACTCCCAACGAGAGAGTGGCAACACCGAATCCGGCTGGAGCTTCAACACCTACACCGGCTGCGCCAATCGTGAGTGCGACTTCTCCTGATCCATACGCGGCGATGCGGCCCTCGCCTGACGCGCTCAACGTCAAAGCCGCAATGCCAAACCCATCCGCCACGTCTACTAGTGGCGTTCCTCCTGAACCTTCCGCGCTCAGCGATAGAACCGGGACGCTTGAACCGTAGTGAGCAACTTGCCCAGTCCCTACCACCCCCAATGCCAACACCGGTGCGCCAGCACCTCGATGGTCGGACGCGCCGACACCGGAGATGCCCAGTGACAAGGTTGAAGTCGCCGATCCTGACCGCAGGGATACGCCCGCGCCACCGACGTCCAGTGACAAGGGAATAGATCCGTTGCCCCGGTGCTGAGTCTCTCCGGTCCCGGTCACGGCGAGAGTGATAGCTGGAACCCCTGCTCCTGAACTCAGATGAGTTCCGGTGCCCTGAATCGCGAGTGCCAGAACGGCGGTGCCAGCGCCTTCAGCGCCGTACACGTCGGGTGCGACACCCTCACCGACCCCCGCAAGGGTAAGAGCCGGGCTGCTAGTCCCGTGAGCCTGGAGTTTACCAACGCCCTCTACTCCCAGCGTCAGGCCCATCGATCCCACGCCTGACTTGATCGTCGTTCCAGCCCCTGTCGTAGCCAGCGTCAGACCAGTCGTGCCCGTGCCGCCGTGAGTATTGCGACCTTCACCGGTTGCGGCGATGGTCAAGGCAACATTACCGGACCCCTGTAATAGAATGGTACCGGTGCCTGTAACGCTGAGTGTTAGTGCAGGAGCACCGAAACCTTCTGAGATAGCAAGGCTAGGTGCTTCACCAACACCGGCCGTCCCTAACGATAACGCGGGGGCACCAAACCCGTAGGAGCTTTTGTTACCCGCGCCAGACGCGCTCAGCGTGAGAGCAGGAGTGCCGTAGCCTTCGGGAATAGCGAGAGTCGGTGCGTCTCCCTCACCCTGCGCAGCGAGTGTGAGAGCGGGGACGCCGGCTCCGTAGTGTGTGGATTGTCCAACGCCCGTCGTCGCTAACGATAGTATAGGGACACCGAATCCTGAGTCAATGATTCGGCCTTCGCCCGTGGCGGCCAGTGTCAGTGCAGGAACGCTGTGGCCGTAATGAAGTGAGACACCAGTCCCTGCCACGCCTAACGAGAGGGCTGGCGCGCCACTCCCCGAATGCAGAGACACCCCAGTGCCCACGACACTGAGCGTGATCGCGGAAACGCCGAAACCTTCTGGGACAGAAATGATCGGCGCGTCACCCACGCCGGCGAGCGCCAAGGTCAAAGCGACGACGCTTGACCCGTACTTGACGGCAGCCCCTACACCGACTGCGGCGAGCGTAAGAGCAGCCACGCCCGAACCACTTGGAGTGCCAGCATCCACCGTAAAACTATGCGTGTCGCTCCACGCGCCGTAGGTGTTGAGACCACTCGGATCTTTCGCCGCTACGCGCCAGTAGTAGGTGACACCAGGTGTGAGAGCCATTAGGCTTGCACCGTGTACTGAACCGCGGTGCCACTGGCCCACGGGTGAGCATCTGCACCATTGGCGGGATTGGCAAAGCCGGCATCAGGGGTGGCGGAAAGGGCGCTAATGAGGATGACACTTGCCCCATTACTACTCCACAGGCGACCAGCGTTTACCAACGCCAGCATCCTATCACCGCTAATGCTGCAGGAATACCATTGCTGATCGACGGCTCCGGCAGGGGTCTGTTCCGCCCACGACGCTCCGTCGTAATACCACAGGCGACTGTTGGCGACGGCCGCCAGCATCTTATCACCGCTGATGCTGCAGCTTTGCCAGCACTTATCTACGGCTCCAGCGGGTTGGATCTCGGCCCACGACGTGCCGTTATAGTACCACAGACGGTAACCATAGTCTCCCGCCAACATCTTGTCACCGCTGATGCTGCAGGCATTCCAGGCCTTATCGACGGCTCCAGCAGGAGTTTGCTCGGCCCAGGATGTACCGTTGTAATACCACAACCGTCCACCATTAACTCCCGCCAACATCTTATCGCCCGAAATGCTACAGGTATACCAAACCTGATCGACAGCTCCAGCGGGAGTTTGCTCGGCCCAGGACGTGCCATCGTAATACCACAACCGTCCAGTGTAGACTCCCGCCAACATCTTATTTCCGTCGATGGCGCAG